ATTCATATACATCCAAGAGTTCTACTTTCCACGTGATTGAAACACGCTATTTCCTCCCCCCACACAGACGCAAGATTACGCTGGATTTTACGCCATTTTTGACCTCTACTTACTCAAAAACCTTTTCGTGTTTCGTCAGTTTAGGTGGTGGCTTCTTACGTGTTTCATAAATCGCCATATATTCACTCTCATCATTTCTGTCCGTCATATTTTCAGTCTTGACTGGTTTGAGGTGTTTATCTAACTTCGTTGTTTGAGGTGGGGCACTTGAGAATACTTTTTTATTTCTCAACATCTTTTTTTTATATATATATGATATAGATAAAAATATGAGTTTAGTCTTTCTAAAATCACAAGGCGATAAACAAAGTTCTATTGGGGTAGGAAGACATAACCCTAATGAACCCTTTAGGTTTAGCAATTACCTCACACAAGCTCTCCGTATTCCTCCAAACGCTCAAGTTGCCTATATAAGTTCTCAATTCACTATCGCTAATAATGGTGATATGCCTAATGAACCATCTTATATTGTGTTCGCAAATAGCAACACTTCAGTCTTTACAAATCCTACTATGTTGAGGTTCGCTAATAACCTTGTAAGTCAAAGTGGAAACTGGACGAGTGATTTAAACAACTATGTTTTGTCTGCTAATGAAATGGGTATGGATAGTGATTATACTGGGCAGAAATATGAAAATACAACTATTAACGGCATTCTACAACTTACGGCGAATAGCGGAGTTCAATTGGTTTATGACCCTACAACTGATAAACCTACACTTAAGACACTTTTTCATCTTCCTATAGACCAATACAATCTTTATTTTAATGCTTGTAGAACTAATCCAGATTTCAATTTTTCTGGAATAGGAGGTGGCACATATCCAGCTGGTATTAACTGGGGAACTTCCACAGACGCTAAATTTTTCAGCGATATTACAATTAGAAGTTTAAACTCTCCTTCTGGAAACACATCATTTTTAGGAGGTAATAACTATGGAGCAGTTATAGGGCAAGTAAGCGATATAACCAACGGAAGAAACCAAGTTTATGCTGGAGGAGCAAATTATTACAATACTGGATATTCGGCTATTGCTCTTGGGAATAATGGAGGTGTTTATAACTTCCAAAGTAATACTCCAGCGTTTCCTCCTCCTTCTTTTGAAGCTGGACGATATGCTATGGTTATGACTACTACTGGAATTAAGAAAACTTTAGGGAATTTTACTCCTTCAGTAAGCGTTCAACAATCTAATACTGGAGGACACGCAACGCAGACTGGGGTCGCTGGAGAACAGACTGGCGGTTATGCTCTTGTAAGTATTTCTAATCTTAATCAATCTACGGCAAACGCACACTACACAACAGCTTCTTCTGGAAAAGAAGGTTTCTGTGGAATTGCTCCATTCTTTAGTGGTGTAATATCACAGCCTTGGGTTAGACAAAAGGGTTATGATGAAGCCATAAGACAAGGAGTAGATGAGGCACAAGCAAGAGATATTACAACTCAATATCAATATTACAATAATTTAATTGATACAAATGCTTCAACTGACCCAGCTGAACCCAAAGGAGCTTGTCCCAGATATTTCTTCGGTATTGATGTTTTCAGTAGCGGACAAGGTGGAGGTGCTGGAGATTTATTCGTTCAAGCTAAAATATTAGATTGTATCAATGGCTCTGTTGAGAATTCACAATATATCAATCTGGGACAACAACTTTCTATCAAACAATTAAGTCAAGGAACTAATACTGGATTTGCTTCTCCAGTCGTATTTTCTGGAAGTTATAATGCTGGAATTCAAACTTACAATACAACCGCTGGAAGAACTACCGCTATGCTTTTCTTCCGTTATAGATGGATTAATAAAACTCAAATGTGTATTGAATATACTTTATCCTCTACTGGAAGTTCTGGAACATACGAAAATCACAGCGATAGTATCTTCGCTCCAGCACTTCCTCACGGAGCTCCGCCATTTGCTCCATCTGCTGCCGACCCAAGAAAACAATGGGTTCTATTAGCGTCTATGGATACTTCACAACACGATTTCACTTCTAACAAACAATATCATATTCCTTCTTATATGGGAGATATGTCTGTCATTCACATTCCAGTTGCTTACGGAACTGGGACTGCTGGGCATCGCTTCTTAACTAAAGGTTGGTATAATCCAAGAGAAACAAACCGATTTTTTAGAGATAATAACAATAGCGGTGGCGTATATCCAGCTCCTTTTGAAGTTGGAAATCAATTTAATAATCCAGAGGGTTATGGTATTTTACAATTTGACCCTAATAACCCTACTGACCCAGATGAAACATCTACTACTCTTATTAATGCTGGTTATGATAATGCTACAGATAAAGATTTATTTGATACTGATGGACTTCTGGACGTAGATAATACTTGGCTGGGTGTTCCATTCCAAACATCTACTAAAACCGAACTATACCGAGAAATGAACGGAGATAAAGCGTTTCCCTTGGGAGAACCCAAAATAGAAATCGGTTATGTTCTTGGTTTCAACGCTACAACAAAGAACGATGATGCCCTTGAACTTCCAGCCGTATCTTTGATAGATAGACAATTGACCGCTTCAAATGATATATCTATAGGAAGTCAAGCATTCTCTAATCACATTCAACTCACTAATCTTCCTATCATCTCTCAAAATGGTATTGTATCTTCCGTTAATAAAACAATTTATATTGTAGATAGTTTATGTATAGACCATCAACAAGATGATAGTTCATACAGATATTATTGTGATAAAGCTCCCTACCCTTTGTGGATTGATTTGAATAACTTGGAAACAATAGAACTTAACAAACTTGATGTCTTGATTACAACTGATAATAACACTCCACAAAAATCTCTTCTCGGTTCTACTCAACTTGTTATTCAGTTTAGAGATAAGACCAGTGGAGCAATCATTAACTCTATACCAGTTAGAAGCACTCCTATCACTAATACTTATTAAGGGAGTTAAGGGAGGAAATCAAGAAAAATAATTCTTCTCAAAGTTGAGAATTCATAAGTTTCAATAATCCTACTTTTCCCTCTAATAGAAAACAAGGTATTTCGTCCCTCCAACATAGTTTTATTTTTTAGTTCAAAAAAATTAAAAAATATAATTAAGATATATATACAACTATGGATTTTGAAGCAGAGGAAGTTCAACAAAGTATCCCCTCACGCAGTAGCTATGCCCCAAGTGATAAACAGAAGAGTTATACGGCTGGAGATACTATCCGTTTTCACATACCTCAATTTGACGCATTTTTAGACCCCAGAATGACGAGCCTCAATTTTAAACTAAAAGTCAGTGATGCTGGAGCAGTTTGTAGATTTTCAAATCGTTCTGGAGTTCATAGTCTTATAGAGAATGTGCGAGTTTATGACGCAAATACAAATCTCCAATTGGAAACCATACAAAATTACAACGCCATCGCTGACAAACTCCATCTATACAGCGAAAACAAATCTATTAGAAACAAGAGAGGTTTAGTTGAAGGATTGGAATATACTTCAAGGGACTTTGATGGAGAATATTATGACAACTTCCCAGCAAGAATGGCGGATACTTCTCAATTGTTTAATCATCAATACAAAACTGGAAGCAACGCATCTTATACCGCAAATGTAAGCCCTACAAGCGACCCCAACACTATTGAAGTTGCTCTTCACTTATATAGTGGTATTCTCGGTGCGATGTCTAACAAGATGTTCCCCATTATTTTGACAAATGGTTTGAGAATTGAAATTGATACGGCAAACCCAGAACAAGCATTAGAAATTTGGACTGGTGAAGGTATTGTTAATGATGATGGAAGTGTCAGTGATGTTATTAAAGGAAGTTCTCGTTTCATTATTCAAAATGCTAATCCACAAACCGCAAATCCATTGACTTCAGTTGATTTAATGACTGAACGAAATGCTGGATATAATCAAGTTCCAAACCCAACGCCTCCAACTCAAGATTGTGTGGATAATGGTGCTGGTCTTGTGAAAAATCAACTTGTCGGTGGTATTAATCTTGTTGTAGGACAAGACCTTTATGGCTGGAACAACGCATCTCCTCCAGTATGGCAACGTCTTGGAGAAATTGTTTCTGTAGATTGTAATTCTGGTGATAATACTGGTGGCGATTTACGTGTTCGTGTATCTCTTGATGGGAGTGGAGCGAATGGTGATGAATATATCGGTGGCGGTGGTAATGATAATGGTGGTAATCCACAAGACCCTCTCAATAACACTTGCGGTATGCGTCAAGCAGATTTATTTTCTGGAACTCCAAAAATTACAATCAGCGACGTTCAGTTCATTATTAAAACAATCCAACCTCCTCAATCTTACATCTCTTCTATGCTTAAACAAGTTTCCACGAGTGAAGGTGTGAAATACGATTATTTGACTTTGGATACATACCGCAACAACGTCCTTGCTGGTGAGCGTGTAATTCAAATCAATATTCCTACTCTCAATCATAGAGCTACGTCTATTATGACTTTACCATTAGACAACTCACAAGCCATAGCTCTTCAACATCAAAATTTAGACACAATTGTGGATGACGCACAAAACTACAATTACTTAATTGATAATAAACTTCAACCCACAAGGAAAGTCCGTCTTACTCAATTGAACCAAACTCCAGCAAGAACCGAACAAGTTGCTTTGTTTGAATGTGAAAAGTCATTAAGCAGTGTTAAAATTCATCCAAAAAATCTTGATTATCAAGCAGAAAACTTTTTTGTTGGAAGAGCTTTGGCTAAATATGGAGGTGTTTATAATTTGGCGGAAACTGGTAATGCTTCTCTTCGTGTTGAATACCAAAACCCTACAAAGAATAAATTGTTGATTACTTACATCGGCGGTGTTAGGCGGTTGGTTATTAACAAAGATGGTAGGTTTATTGAAACGTAGAGTAAAATTTATAAAAATTAAAATGTTTAATTTATATATATAGAATAAATGGATAGTCGCAGAGAACTTTTACAATTTCAACCAACAAACTTGGGAAGAGGAGGGATTTTTAGCCCAGATAGGAACGGACTTCAACAAGTTGTGTTTCAAATTCCAAAACTACCTCGTGTGATGATGGGAAGAACATTAAGAATAAACGGCAACTTTGATGTATTTAAAGCAGACGACAGCAGACCATCAAACGCTACGAACTGGAACGCTGATGCTCCTAACGATAATGCTATTTTTATTGATGGACGTATCGGTGTAAGCAGTTGTATTGATACGTTGAGTATCCAAAACCTTAAGGGAGCAACATACTCTAACGTAAAAAATTATAATCGTTTAATGAGTTGTATTGTGCCTATGAACCAATCCTTCAACAACTATATTAATGGTTGTGATGACGAATACGGAAACGGCAAACAAATTACTCAAGCAAAACGATGTGATAAGACACAATCCTTCTCTATTCCTATTCTTGACGGCTTTTTCCAAGCAGAAAATATAGATATGGATTTGGTAGAGGGGCTTGTAATTACGCTCACACTTTCCCCAAGTAATTTCGTATTGGCGAATAACTATTGGTATAACCAAAACGCTACAACTCCTAATGGAGCCTATTATCAATGGAGCGATTTAGTGCTTTCTGTAGAAACTGAAGTCCCAGACGCAAGAGGTATGGAGGCTATGATGGCGAACCGAACTGGAGAAATGGTTTATAAAACGTATTCTTCATTCTATAACGTAATTGTTTCTAATCAACATAACCTCTCATTCCTTTTCAATACAAGGAAAACTTCAGCAATAGTAGGAAACCTCATACCGAGTGAATGGCTAAATAACTTGGAATACAACTCTTCTATGACCCCTCAATTGTTGTATAAAGATGGTGCTGGTGTGCTTAATAACAATACTCGTATGAACGCTTTTACTTATCAAAAGAGCGGTGTGAGAACTCCTTATGATTTTGAAATCGTAAGTGAAGAAACTCAAAATGAAGGAACTGCCGATGCCGTGAAAAACTTGACTGAATTGAACTCTATTCGTGATGAATGGTCTGCTAATAACTTTTTGAAATCTTTGAAAACTGAATTATCTAATCCTTTGAGTGATGCTGTGCCTAACAAATTTGACAGAGAACGTTATTCCATTTGTGAGGAAGACGCAGAACAAGCCTATCTAATTGGGGTCAATTATGACAAGAATACTGCTGGTGTGGATTTCCGCAACGAAACCTTTTCTCTTCGTATTCAATCTAATCTTCCAGCAGACCAACCTTTTGAACCTCATTCACTTTATCTTTTCGTTCAAGCAGAAAATACTATTCTATTCCGTGATGGTATGGTTCAAGTTCTCTCGTGAGTTGATTAATTTTTTTTAGAATTTAGGTTTTTTCAATTTATTTATTATATTTTGATTATGTATAGTAAAATATAATGAGTTCGCAACTTCCAGATGTTTTGAAAGTTGGAGCGTTAAAGCGTCCAGTTAATCAAGTTTGTTCTACAGACTTGCTACAACCTACAACGTTCAGTCAAACGTTTTGTAAATTTGTTTTGGATAAGAAGGGGATTTTAGATAGTAATTCTCAATTGAATATCTCCCAAGTTGTCGTCAATAGCGATAGACCTACTACGGATACTAAATCGTTTTATCCCACTGCTACTGGAGCTCTTGCTCTTATTTCCAGAGCTTATTTGACAATCGGCGGTCGTGAAGTGAGTGATTTAAGGGATTGTGGTCATTTTAACACTTGGCGAAGACTTCATTATTCTAATGAATATCGTAAGGGTGTTGCTATGCCTCATCAGTCTGGAAATGATGTCTATGTTGGAAGTGCTGGTTCTGTCATTAATCCTTACACTACAACTGCTTCAGCAAAACGACAAAGGGGATTTGATAATCCAGCTGGAACAATAGGACGTGAAAGCAGTGAATACGCAAACAACTACAACGTATCTGCTCCAGCATTTAATCAATTGGGAAATCAAGTCCCATCTTACACAAATCAAGAAGATAAACCTAAACGTCTTATTCCATTTGAAGCTTCTCGCACTCCATCACAACTTATCGCTCTTTCTCAACTTTTCCCAGTTCTTATTGACTTTCAATTGCCTCTCGCTTTTATTGAAGGAGAAGTTGCTTTGAACCTTGAATTTTCTCCAGATACTTGGGGTCATAGATTTATGTTTAATAGATTTGATGCTTCTAATGCCGCCAACAACAAAGACAATCTTAAATCTACTATTATTGAAGCAGATACATTCTTGGTTATGGATACTTTATTTTATCCAGATTTGATGGGTGATATTCAAGAACAAATTTATTCACGAGGCGGTTATTCTGTCCCATACGACGATGTCATTACTCAACGCAACTATCTTCAATATAGCGAAAGCGAAGGTATTACTCAAAAAGACCTTCAAATCCCTCTCGCTCAAAAAAGAGTAAAACGTATTGTCGTTCAAAAATCTCACGATTTAGTAGGTGTCGTTCAATCCCAACCTTGCGGATATTACAACTCTCAAGCTCTACGAACTGGAGAAGAATACAATTTCCGTGTGGATAGTAAGAATGTCTATTCTATGCCTTTGAAAAATGTTGCCCTTCAACGTGCCGAAGCTGACCTTACGGAAGGCATTCCTCTTGTAGAAAACTCTGCTATTTATTCTTTCTTCAATCAAGCAGACCAAGCAACTGGTCAAATTGCTACTAACAACGATTACAACTTAACTCGTCGTTTATGTAATAGTCATATTCAATCCAACGAAGCTGGTATTCAATTCTGGAAAGGTTTGAAATTGGAGAATGCGTTCGGTCAAGGGCATTTGATGGGAATTCAACCAGTCATCTACACAGAAAAAGCAAAACTCACTCAATATGACGACGGAACTGGAACTACTCCAAATCGTCAAGCTTCTCGTGATGTTAGGTTCTTCTGCTACTATCAACGTATTCTAAACATCAATAATGGACTTGCTGAAGTGATTGATTAAACACGTTTCTCTCTATGATTAATTACAAAAAAGATAAAATGAAGAGATAAAATAAAGATGCCTCCAAAAGATAAGGATACTGGACTACCAAAGAAATACGTTCCAAAAAGTTTAACGAAAGAGCAGAAAACAAAACAAGTCAAATCTATTCGTGAAGGAAAAGATAGACCTAAACTCAAAGGAGTTAAAACTCGCAAATCGTCATATACTACAAAAGCGGATAAATATTTCAAAGGTAATACATCTCTATCTAATATATCTAAAACGATAGGAGTAAGTAAAACTGGATTATCTAAAATTTTATCAAAAGGAAGAGGAGCGTATTATTCGGCTGGAAGTCGTCCAAATGTTTCTGCGGAGCAATGGGCCAAAGCTCGTCTGTATAGCGTGTTGTTCGGTGGGAAAGCAAGAGCAGTAGATAAAGATATTGTTAAGGAATACAAAATTCCATTATTGCGTTAATTGAAAGTTAATTAAATGTATCAAGGATATATATAATTAACTATGCCATTCAAGGTGAAAAAGATGGAAGACGGCAAATTCGGTCTGTATAATACAGCGAAGAAAGAGATGAGTAAAAGAGCGTTTAAGACGAAAGAGAGTGCGGAGAAAATGGCTTCTCATTACGAAAACTTTGCTAATATGAAAAAGAAACCAAAGGCTGAAAAGAAGGAAGAACCGAAAGAAGAAAAAGAAGATTAAGCAAAATACCAGTCATATACGTCGTCAAGAAATACGTCGCTTTCCCAAGTTTTATTTTCTACAGCATCTCTAAAATATGCTCTACGCTGTCTTTTTATGTTTCGTTTATATCTTCTCTTGTTTCGTCTGGAGTTTCTGGGAAGAAATTTTGTATCTACTGACGGCTCTTCTTCTTCTAAAATCGGTGGTAAAGTGGGGACGTGAATATATGACATAACGATATATATTATCTTGTGAAAATATATATGGTTAAATACGAGAAGTCAAAATACTCATTTGTTAGATACGAGAAATCCAGTAAAGCTGGTAAGATGTATTCTGCTATATTAAAAAATAAAGAAACTGGGCGAGAAGTTAAAATACATTTTGGAGATAGTAAAATGGGAAATTATCAAGACAAGACTGGATTGAATGCTTATCCAAAACTCTCACACAGAGATAAAGTTCGCAGACGCAATTTCCGTAATAGATTTAGCGGACTTAAGCAATCTCAAGACTGGACGAAATACTGGACGCCCTTATACTTCAGCTGGACGAAATTATGGTAATGCGTTTTTATTGAATATATTATAATATCAAGAAATATTATTATGGCGTATAAACAAACCGCACATTATCAAGCAATACACGAAAAAAATGAATATGATGGATATATGGGTGAGGAAATTGCTCTACCGATATTGAATGATTACTTTAACGCATCATTTCAAAAATCACTTCACAAATACGCTTTATGGGATTTTGTTGATACGAAACGAAAAATCGTGATTGAATTGAAAACAAGACGAGATATTAATTCAAATACTTACAAAGACATTTTGATTGGATACAATAAATATGGAGGTATGGAGATGTTTTTACATCACGGATATACTTGTTATTTTATTTGGTTTTTAGGTGATGGAATGTTTAAATGGGAAGTTCCAAAAGTTCTTGGAGATGATATTAAGGTAGAAATACAACCCCAAAAAATACGAGGCGACCCACCCAGACCTTGTATATTTATCCCTCATAATCAATTAATCAAAATGGAAATTTAATGTAGAGTAAATATAAATGAATATGAGTAGCGGTTCAACTGATTTTTGTAGTCAATGTAATTGCGATTGTCCTTCGCAAGAAGAAAGTTGTATAGATGTAATTGTCAGTCTGGCGGTTATATCAAGTATGTTTATAGTTAGTGAAGTCTTGCCTTTTTTAAGAGGTCAAGACAACGGCATAGCAGAATGCCTTGTAAAGTGCTTTGAGGGGAGCGATTGCGTGCTTACGAAGATGATAGAATGTTTGAAAGATAATAAGGAAGAAATTGCTGAAGGTATAGAACAAACAACCAAATTATCAACGAAACAAGAACAAGAAATGACAAACTCTATCAATATTAACATAGGCGATGTAAAACAAACTGAAACATAACAAATTAGATAAATTATTTTTTATTTCGTATATATATATAATGTCATTAGGTATTGGAGCATACGCAGATACATCAAGACTGATTGACGATAATGTCCGTGCTTTTAAAGGTATGAGAAGTGAAGTAGAAGGTCTTAACAAAAAATTACAACAAGGAGCACAAGAAGGTCAAACATTAGACGATTTGAAAACTATCGGTCAAGAATTCGCACTTAATCAAACTAAAAAGATGATTAACAAATATGGTTCTAAAGTGTATAACGCACGAATTCCATTTGCCGAAGATGCTACGTTTGCTGATTTAGACAAAGAAGCTGGGGCTAAATTAGATAGTGTTTTAGATAGGGCGTTCTCTGCTGGAAACAATGTTCCTCCTCCCCTTACCAAAAATACTGGAGCTCAAGAGAACTTGGTTAATCGTCTAAAATTTTCTGGAGATGGTGAGGTAGATGAACTTATGGTTAAAAATCTATACGCAAGAAATCTAAACGCATCTGGTATTCCAGTAAGAACCCAAACCCTTCCTCAAAGTGTAGATAGTGTGAATATCGCAAAACGAAGTGATGGTGCTGTTGAAATGAGTGAAATGGGAGAAAGTAAAATAACTCCAATTGAAGATTTGGTAGGTGGTGGTGTGGAAGATGCTGGAAAAGTCGCTGGAGATGTAGGAGCTGATGTTGCTGAAGCTGGAGTAGAAAATTTAGGTAAAGATTTAGCAGAAGAGGGAGCATTACAAGCCACAGCTGGAGCATTCGCCTCTACTGGAATAGGTGCTCCAGTTGCCGCTGTCGTTGAAGCTGGAGCTGATGTCTTCGCTTTGTTTGAAGGCGTGAAAAGTATTGGAGATTTAATAAATCGTGATGTATTACATAACGCAACTCCAATCGCAAATGCTCCACAGCAAGTCGTTCCAACACAACCCAAAACAATCGCACAAAAAGGATATTTAATAACTCCTTCATTTGACACTTACGATATGCCTCACAATACGGCGAGTTATGGGTGGTAATTATAACACAAAATTGAAACATACAGATTGACATAAGGGCATCTGTTAATTGATAAAAAAATTGATTGTAATTAAATCGCCAAATTAATTAATTAAATTAAAAAATGAATATAAATAGTTCATATTATAATATATCACGATATTATAATATGGAGTTCCCCAAGTTTGACACAAGCGAGAGTATCACAACAAGGTTTTATAAACAAACATTAGACCCTATGAAAGCACGTAAGATGCTGGATAGTGGATATAATGTATTGTATGAGGCAGAATGGATTAAGGAATGGAATATCAAGGGTTTCACAGATGGGAGAACTCATTTAGAGAAAATCTTAAATATGAGCCGAAATGGAGTATTGATGCCGACGATACATAACACAGAACAAGGACGATATGTATATCATCAATCCATATCTATCGGTTTATTATCTGCTCCATTTCGTCATACTTTATGTAAGGGCGAGTATATTGATTATGATATGACGAACGCACATTACGTCATATTGAATGAATTGTGTCGTCTGGCTAAAGTTCCAAAACAACAATACGAAAACATTTCAAGATACGTCAAAGATAGAGATGCTTTACGTCAAGAAATCGCCAGAGATTTATTTCCAGACCGAGAATTTAAAGATGTGAAGGACAATATTAAAAGACTTTTCCTTCTCACGTTATATGGAGGTTCGTTTGAGAAATGGGCTAAAGAAAATAATCTTGATGACAAAGTTCAACCTCATACGATTATTGTTGGAATGAAGAACGAAATGAAATCCCTTATTGATATGCGTATCAAAAACGCAAATCCTCTTATATGGTTAGAAACATTTGAAAAGGTAAAGAAACATAACGAGAAGAATAAAAAGTTGAGCGATAAAAATCAAACTCCATATCATCACAAAAACGCAGACGCAAGGTTCTTATCCATATTCTTACAATCTTGGGAACGTAAGATTATTGAGGTTGCTCTGTGTTATATGGAGGAGCAAAATCATATAAAGGATAATGTATTGATATATACGTTTGATGGGTTTATGATAAAATATCAAGAGGATATGGATACAGATGAAGTCTGTAGAGGGTTGAGGGGCTATATCCGTGAGCGTTTGGATATGGATATGGGATGGGAAACGAAAGATTTTGATAAAGCATTAGACGAAGAATTCTTCCCAAAGAAGAAAGACTATGTCTTTCCAGAGGATAAATTAATGAGATGTGATTTCAATTATCTCAATGAAATACGTTCTTACGAAGAGAAGAAGGCTTACTTTGAATGTTTCGTGGTTAAAACAATAGACCCTATGATGTATTGGGTTTCCAGTCATCGTGTAGATGATGAAGGACGTGTATCCAAACATATAACATATTATAACGATGACCAACTCAAGAAGGCGTATCAAGAAATCAAACTCAATGAAGCAAAAAAATCTAATAACAAAGGAGATACAAATTGTCCCCCTTTTGTAAATAGATGGTTTGATGATGCCGACAAAATTATCAAATATCGCCACGATTTTATCCCATATCCAACCGACCCCAAAGAACGTGTAGAAAAGGATAATGGAATTTTCAACATCTTTACTGGATACAATGATGCGTGTTTCAAGGATATAGAACCTCAAGAAAATATACTGGACGGATTTATGTATGTATTGAAAAATCTCGTTGGAGGGACTGACGAAAATCTTGAAGAGTTCAATACACTTATCGCTACAAAAATTCAAAATCCTCATATCAAGATTGATAAGTCATTTCTTATCAAATCAAGACAAGGGGAAGGTAAGAATACGTGTATGGACGCAATTGGAAGTGTGTTGGGAAAAGCACATTATTTTTATACGTCAAATGTGAATGACATATTTGGAACTCACGCAGAAGGCACAGAAGGTAAATTATTGGTAATCTTAAATGAGATGGATATTGGAGCTACAAAATCCATTACGTCTGCGTTCAAGTCATATATCACAGAAGATACTCTACGTGTCAATCCAAAAAATCTTCGTCCGTTTGATGTGAGAAATCTTGCTCTTGTCGGCGTTCTGTCTAATGAAGAAAGTCCTATATTCATAGACAGCCGAGAAGGAGATAGAAGATGGTATATATTTGAAGGTAATAAGAAGAATAGAGAATTACCGAGAAAATGTTGGGAAGGATTATACAGCAAGATTAAGACGGAGGAATTTATAAACGCACTCTATAAATTTTATATGAATTATAAGAGTGAAAAATCCCTCACAAGTCTTCGTATTAGAAACTCTCATAAAGACGCATATAAATCTGTTGTATGCCGATATATCAAGCCAGAAGCGATTTTCCTCCACGATTATATCACACAGAAAACGTGTCTTGAAGGAAAAGATGACGATGAATGTAATCCTCATTGTAGAGATGAGATATATTATGGATATTCCAGTTATGACGCATTAGACCATAAACCGCATTCTTCGTGTCTGTCAAAGAATATATCTTGGTATTGCGACGAACAATATCTAACGAATACGTTTGAGTTTAAGGGTATTCATTTCCTCCACGATTTTCAATTATGGTTAAAGTCAAATAGCTTCAGTATGGAAAGGTCTAACAAATCGTCCAAAGCATTCTATAATAATTTAATGAGTTTAGATTGTGGAATATCACGAAAACGCAAGAATGGAAACGTGGAGCATCTATTCTTCCAACCTTATAAAGTATTAGAAGGATTGACGAAATCCAATATGATTGAGATGGAAGAAGATTACAAAGAGAGTATGAGGAATAGCGTGAAGAAAGGATATTACGTAGAGAAGACAATCAAAGACGCATTAAAACCGAAGGAAGCTCCACAGAAGAAGGACTATGAATTGATTGAATGGTAATTGGAGGGAGGGAGGAAAGTGTGTGTTTTCAACTCTGTGGGAAAGTAGGAATATTGAAACTTAAAAATTCTCAACTTTATTCTTAATTTTTTTTCAACTTTTCCTCCCTTTGTCCCTTAATCAATACACACTCTCAAATACATCACAATCACACATACAACTCTAAAATTTTATGACGTAAGGGAGGGGGGTTTTAGGACGTCCCCTTTTGTGTAGAACGTATTATAATATATTAATATAATATAAAGACATCTTATATTATCATATTAACTATGAGTGATTATCTTTACGAGAAGCAACGCAACGACCCAACATTAAGCAAAAGACAATTATTGATGACGACTTACATTATGAAGCATTGGGCTTTGGCGATGGAATTCAATCATCCAGACAAATATAATTTTGACATCATTAAGAGTATCCATCATCAATTCGCTATATATGACCGCATATCGTGGAAGCAATATACAATAATGGAGAAGTATTGGTTCAAATGGTATATCTATAGCAGTAAGATAATGAAGGGACATATAATGGGAGATATGGACGAACCTATAAACGAGGAATGGATTGAGGAAGCTGGATTTGAAGAAGGCATTACGGAGAAGATACTAAAGGATTTGTTTTCTACTAAACATAGTATCAATAGGTAATATAAGATGAAAATAAATATAAAGAGAACATAACATATAAAGGTAATAAGAGATGACCATAACTCCAGCAGAAGCGAACAAAGCATATCGTCAGCGTAATCCAGAGCGATGGTTGGCGAGTTTGACTAAATATCAAAAAGCAAAATGGCGATGTGATTGCGGAGCGGTTGTATGTAATCAAGTAAGACCTCGTCATTTGAAATCAAAGAAACATCTTGAACGAATGGAATTAATTGATGAAACAAAAAAGTCTATGTTGGAGGAAACAACCGAGAGTGAGAGTGATACAGAGTAGATTAGTAAGATGTTTATATATTATAATATGTATATTTTATAATATTTAAAATCTATATTACTTTTATAAAAGATGAATAATTTGAAGGAGGAAAGTAAAGGAATGTTCTTGGAGATTAATCCCAACATAGATGAAATCGTCAAAGAGCAAGAAGAGTTGAATGAAGAGGCGGATATGGACGAGAAGCAATCGGTCATCAAAGAAGAGAAATATGCTGACGAAGATGTATTTGAAGCTCCCAAGAAGCCGAAACCAAAACCGAAACCTAAACCTAAACCAAAACCATCTAAACCTAAACCTAAAGTATATACGGAGGCGGAAGAAGAACCTAAACCTTCTCCTCCATCGCCACGTCCGCCTCTCGTAAATGCGAGTGATGAAGAGAAAGAGGAGAAGGCACATCTAAAGGATTTACCTATGACGTATAGCCAACGAAAGAAACTTGAACGAGAACAGAAGAAGGCTGAAGAGAAGGAGAAGAAAGAACGTGAAAAAGAGATACGTAGATTAGAAACTGCTGAACGTAATAGAGCCAAAGCCAGAGAACGATATAGACAACAGAAAGCACTGAAAGATAAAGAAGATGCCCCTCAAACACCCCCAGTCAAAAAGGTAAGATTTGAAGAAACAACTTCTAAACCTAAACCGAATAGCGATATGGATTTTGAGAAATTCGCTTCATATATGATGACATACGAGAAGATGAAGAAACAAATACAAGAAGATACAAAACCCAAACATACACCTACTCCTACAAGAACAAATCCATTCCCAGACAATTATCCAGTCCATCTACTCTATGGAAATAGAAAGAAGAAAAATAATATATTCTTTTAATATATCAATAATGAATGATAGTTTGGAGATTAAACCAGTAAAAGCATTACAGATAAAAGACGATATTGCGGATTTACATCCCAACTTGCCGTGTATTCAAAGAAATAATGGAAGTCTAATTATCATCGTAGCACCGACTGGAACTGGAAAAAGCACACTCATAAATAATTTAATATATAATAAATCAATGTGGGGACGGACACCGAAACACCAGAATGGTAGATTTGATGAAATCTACGTTTGGTCCCCTTCAATCTACCTTGATGATACATCACGTTTTATGTTAGAAGATTTTGTATGCCGAGATACTTTCAAAGATGAAGATTTAGAAATAATTAAAGCAAATCAATTACTTTTGGATAAGGAGGATAGAGGTAAGTTAATGTTAATAATTGATGATAGTGTGGGTCTTGATGTGATGAAAACGAAATCAGCTCTAACGTATTGGGCTACTCGTTATAGACATATGAATGCCAATATTATGCTTTCAGTTCAAAATTATCGTGCTTGTAATAGTATTGTTAGAAATAACGCAAAGTGTATTATTATGATGTATGGGATATACAATCGCCGTGAGCTTGAAAAGATAGAAGATGAAGTGGGAGATTTGTATAAAGGAACGCTACTCTACTGCTATAAGAAATATTGTAATAAGAAGTTTCAGTTCTTAACGCTATATCCACGAGAATTGCCTATCCGTATGCTTTTAAATTTCACAACCGAGATTAACTGGAAGAAGCACGTGAGAGATGCGAGGAACTTTAAGATTGAAGATTATGAGAGTGATGGAGATGAAGAAGTAATGTAATAAATAAAATATATAATCATTATATAACTATGGATACAAAGATTATATATACTAACAAAGAGGGAGCAAAAGTTAAAAATGATGTGAATGGAGAATGGATTAATGAAGTCCCCTCTGTTATTGTAAAGGCTGGAGATTTAGTATCTGTGGAGAGTATTGCTGTATCTACTGACGGAACTGGAAGTGATGTGATTGAAATTCCAAGACAAATCAAAGATTACAAATATATTACGAATTCTATGGCGATAGAGTTTATGGTCTATATTCATCAAAACTATCAATATACTTGTATGATGCCTATCACTCATAGTGGAAATGATGGAGATATATACACAACACAAACAGATTTAAATTATGGAGATTTCAAGCCAGACATATTTACTATAACGCATAATCAAAACTATAGGCCGAAAAACGGAATACCAACACAGACTTACGCTGGAAGTAGAATGTATATAGGGACGTATGGAGATGCTATTGATTTGAATATTTATGACCCTATGAAATCAACAACTCTAAATGACCCTCTACTCTCTACTGGAAATAAAGTATTCAATTTTCTAACAACTAAAATCCCATTTGAAGTAGATTATGGATATAATACACCTCAAAACATAGCATCTAAAATCACCTTTGACTTAAAGTCTGCGATGAAGACTGCGAATAGAAATAATTATGATGATGTCATTACGAATGAAGTAGAGCCGAATTTCGGCTTCTCTGTAGGAGGAACTGATATACAAGATAAAATCCAACAATTAACCGCAACAAACTCTCAAGGTTCAGTCATCACTATTAATGCTATACCTAATCAATATTACGGAAAGACGGCTGATGGAGCAAATCCGTATTGGTATGCGACTTATTCAAATTGGTTGGCGGTTGCTAATCCGTTTTATTGGTATTGGGGAAGTCGTCTTAACGCTCAATCTCCAAATGGAACAGAAAAGATGAATGCTTGGGCGATAGAAAAATTAGCTGGAAATCTAACACAAGCGGATATTATTAATTTATTACCTTTAAGAAATGATGGAACAAATACGACTATTCAAACTAAAGATTTATTAGCGACTAACTTACCCTTTACGCCAGATGCGGTTAAAAAATTAGCTGAACTTATCCACGCTCAAAAGAAATATACTGGAGGAACATTACACGCAACCGCCAAGACACAAGAGCAAATGATTAAGGATAAAAATAATTTTGTGTCGTTTCTACCTCTTGGAAAATATGATGATGGAGCAAATACACCTTGGACGAGTAATCAAAAATTAGAAAGTAAAGTCTTAACTCTTGCTGATACTTGTGAGCCAAACTATTTCAAAGTCAAATCATTCTATCAAGGATACGATTATATAATAAATACACCTTTATACAACCCAGCTGGAGTAGCTGGTATAGGTTTAGTAAGTAGATTGTATCAAATGGCTGGTTTTAATAATATGACTATTGATGAAGTATGTGAATTATATGATATTAATATTCGTTTAATTCTTACAGAAACCACATCTGGAACAATAGAATATGTGATTGGATTAATAATGGAAGAATATGATATAGATAATGAAATCATACGTGCTGGAAACTTTGCGGTTGTGGATTTAACGTTTTCAAGGGACGAAGCGTCAGCATCAATGATACTTTCGCCAGAAGTCTATCAAGGACAAGCTGGAAATATACCACAACATTTACCCAATGGTATAAATGTAGGAGCTCCAGAAATTCAATTGACATTCAACAGCGACCGCTCACGATTTAGTTGGAAAGATATGTATTGGAGAAATTATCTTGGAAATGACCCTTCCGCAACAGACCCAAATCCATCAGCAGACGCAGAAGTCTATACATCAAATAAAAACATTACTTCTGGAGGAGATTTTTATACACCTATATCAACACAATTAGCGAATGTTGTTTTTGATAAATACGCACAGAGTGGGTTAGGTATATATAAAATATGGGTAAAAGGAGTAGATGGATTTTTTATTCCTATAGATGAAGAAGACCCAGACGATATTAATGAAAAGTATGAAAAAAGTGTGCTACATCGTATCGGTTTTGATTTTGATGATTTGATAAATACGTTTGGATTACCGAATGTGTTTTACCAAGAACGAATGATGAAGGGACAATTAAGACATAAATTCCCTCAATACTTTCCTTATCCTCTTACGTGTAATCCTCAAGTAGATGTGGCTATAAATCAATCCTTAAGTGTCAATCAAAATAGTCTTCCTACATTTACTTTATCACTCCAAAATAGCGAATTAAATATTAATATTGCCATATCCACAGCAGAAATATTAGCGTCTAACAAACCGACTAAATTAGCAACTCCATTCTGGCTCATAGAAGCAGATATACTCCCAGCATTAAAATACTATGTTGATGGAAATCCCAGAAATATAATGGCGATATGTAATAGGGCATATGGCTCTGGAGATTTCGTTTTCTCATTTGCGACAGATTATAAATTTATTGCGACTAAAGATTTTGTTTTGACACACATCAAACAAAATGTTCTTACGAGTGATTTACTCCCAGCAGACATAGAGGATAATACGACTATAGTCTATAAAGTAGAAAGTCCAATATTACCTAACTTCGTGTCAGCACAGATGGAGATGGAGGAGGAGAATGAGGCGATGATGAAAGGGAAGAGGTAGTTTCCAGTTCATCGGCAATCTTATCTATTTGAGCCATAATTTCGTCTTCGTTTTTATAGACCACATTTCCAGCAATATCCGTAATCGGTTCAAAGGTCATAGTCTTTTTCATTAGTTCTTTTTTCTTGTCTTTACAAAATAAGAAATCAAATCGTCTATCTTCCTTATCTCTTAAATTCAACCAACATTTACGATGTATTCGTTTCGCACCTTGTTTATAATTACGGAGTGAGCGTCCGCATTCCACGCATTTTTCTCTATCCATATTTATAATGGGGCGACACAAGAAATTTGATAATTTAACGGAAGATGAAATAAAATTGAAACGTAAAGAATATATGAAAGCGTATTACAAACGGAAGAAACATCATCTGGTAGATGGAGAATATCAACGTCAAGAACCGAAACCACCCAAAATTCCTCCTTTAGAAATTAAGAGAGGAGAGTTTATTGTTAAGTTTGATTGAGGGACGAAATGCCTTGTTCTCTATTAGAGGGAAAAGTAGGATTATTGAAACTTATGAATTCTCAACTTTGATAAGAATTTTTTTTTCCATTCTCCTCCCCTTTGTCCCTAATTCATAGACACCCCTCTCAATAAGTATGTAATCTCTAAAAAAAATTGATACGTAGTTTCTCAAATACATATATCTACTGAATATATATTACAATGAAACTCATTCACGGAGAATGTTTAGAAGAACTTAAGAAGATGGAAGATAAATCGGTAGATTGTTTTATACTGGATTTGCCTTATGGAACAACGGATTATGAATGGGATAAGAAAATAAATATGGAGGAGTTATGGATTGAGATGAAAAGAACAGCGAAAAGTAAGAGAACGCCTTATTTCTTCTTCTGTGATTTTAGACTTGCCGTTGAGATATACAATTCAAATCCAAAGATGTTTAAATACGATATTGTTATATCAAAGAGGAACATTGTCGGTCATCTTCAATCAAAGTATAGACCGATGAGGAAACACGAACTTTTGCTTGTCTTTTATGATAAGCAACCGACATATAACGTGATGGAGTATCACGTAAAAGTAGAAGAGAACAATTACAAGAATGACGACAATGAGTATGATTGTATTTATGGGAACATAATGGTAAAGAAGAAATTTGGACGTTGTTATGAACCTCCTCTTCCGCACTCCATTTTCCAGATGGATAATTTAAATACTCGTGGAAGACATCACCCAACGGAGAAATCACAAGATATATTACAATGGATAATCAAATACTTTTCAAATGAAGGCGATACGATATTAGATGCTACTATGGGGAGCGGTTCTTGTGGAGTGGCGTGTAAGGCTCTAAATCGTAATTTTATAGGAATAGAGTTAGAAAAGGAATATTTTGATGTGGCGGAAAACCGAATAAATAATATTACGATAAATAAATGAACTTAATTAATGGAGAATGTTTAGAAGAATTAAAGAAGATAGAAGATAAATCGGTAGATTGTTTTATAAATGATTTACCATATGGGATTACGTCAAATTTATGGGACAAGAAAATAGATTTAGATAAGTTATGGATTGAAATGAAACGAACGGCACGAAACGATAATACACCATATTTCTTTTTTTGTGATATTAAACTTGCGATTGATTTGATAAACTCCAATCCAAAATGGTTTAGATATGATTTAGTGTGGTATAAACCGAATGGAAGTGCTGGATACCTTAATAGTGGTAAAATGCCTATGCGTAATCACGAGTTATTATTAGTATTTTATAAGAAATTGCCTACATATAATAAAAAGGAATATCATAAGAAAATGAAATATATTGAAGAAGATGGCGTTGATGTTGATGGGGTATATGGGAAAAGAAAAAAGATTAAGGGGTTTAATTACGGAAAATTGTATGATGTAAAATTACCTATTTCTGTTTTAGAGTTTCCAGTTGAAAGTAAAACAAAAAAAACGTTCCATAACACACAAAAACCACAAGGCATATTAGAATGGATTATTAAATATTACACAAATGAGGGAGATACAATTTTAGACCCTACGATGGGTAGCGGTTCAACTGGGGTTGCGTGTAAAACATTAAATCGTAATTTTATAGGAATAGAATTAGAAAAGGAATATTTTGATGTGGCGAATGAAAGAATAAATAATCTCACGGATAATAAATGACCGATGAGAATATATTGTTTAAAGAAACTGATGACCGCTATACACTCTTCCCAATCAAAGACCAAAAAATATGGGACTTTTACAAGAACTCCGTATCGGCATTTTGGGTTGCCGATGAAATAGATTTTAAGGGAGATGATAAAGATTGGGAGAGTATGACGGATAATGAACGTTTTTTTATCAAGATGATATTATCTTTTTTTGCGTCTGCTGATGGAGTTGTGAATGAAAATCTTGTAAATCGTTTTAGTAGTGAGGTTCAACTTGCGGAGGCAAGGGCAGTATATTCTATTCAAAACTTTATGGAAACAATTCACCAAGAAACATACGCTTTGCTTATCCAGTCGTATATCAAAGATAAAGAAGAACAAATGGAATGTTTCAAGGCAGTTGAGAAATTTGAGGCAATTAAAAAAAAGTTTGAATGGGGTAAGAAATATATAACATCACAAGACGAATTTGGAGTGAGATTAGTTGCGTTTGCTATAGTGGAGGGATTGTTTTTTAGTGGGGCATTCTGTTCTATCTTTTGGTTAAAGAAGAGAGGATTGATGAAGGGATTGACGTTTTCAAATGAATTGATTAGTAGAGATGAGGCATTACATACTGAATATGCGATTTACCTTTACAATACGTATTGTTCTCGTTTCTCTCTTGAACTCTTTACAGAGATGATAAAAGAAGCAGTTGATATAGAAAAACAATTTATTACGGAAGCATTACCAGTAAGATTAATTGGAATGAATAATATATTAATGTCGCAATATATAGAATTCGTTGCCGATAGATTATGTCTTCAATTGAAATATGAGAGGATATACGACACACCAAATCCATTTGATTTTATGGAGGCGATAAGTCTTGACGGAAAGACAAACTTCTTTGAAAAACGAGTAAGTGAATACTCTCTTGCTGATGGAGGAAGTAAAGAGTTTGCTTTTGATTTTTCTGCTTCTAATTTCTAAATCTGTAAATGATTATAGAGAGAAACGTGTAAAATGAGTTTATAGATTATAAATAAAAGCAAACGATAAATAAATGAGAGTTCTTGAATTATTTAGTGGAACACACTCAATAGGAGTAGTATGTAAAGAATTAGGATATGATGTCGTATCACTGGATAGAGATTTGGGAGATAAATGTAAATTGAACCCAGAGTATGTATCTCCACATCATATTCAAGAGGATATATTGAAATGGGATTATACTATATTTCCAGAAGGACATTTTGATATTATCACATCATCGCCAGTTTGTTGCGTATGGAGTATTTTAAGAAAATGTCAGTATGGAAGAGTATTGAAAGGATATACTGAACCCTTCAGTGAGAAAGTGATGATGGAAGATATAGATAAATTTGGGAAACCGATGGTGAATAAAGTTCTTGAAATCATAGAGTATTTCAAACCGAAATATTGGTGGATAGAGAACCCTAAAACATCTCTAATGTGGAAATATCTAAAGGAGGCACGTCCTCAATATACAAACTATATCACACTGGATTATTGTATGTTTAGTGATTATGGATACAGAAAACCTACTACGTTTCTCTCTAACATACCTAATTTAGAAGATGTGAAATGTAATAAAAAATGTGGAAATATGATAGACGGATTACATAATGGAAATCTGGGTTGTAGTAGATACGCTGTTATAGATGGAGTATGTAGAAGACTAAACTCACAAAGTATAAGGGATTATTGTAAAGAACATAATATTGAGATGGTTCAACAGAAGGGGAATACACGACTTGAAAGATATAGAATACCTCCTAAACTTATACATCATTTGTTGTCTTGTTGTGTTTAGGATTTAATTAGAAAAACAAACTTAAATATAATCTACTTATACAATATAACGATGAGTGATAAAGTAAAATTCACAAAGTTTATGAGGGGTCTTGTGAAGAAGATGGAGGAAAAGGGACTATCTCCAACAACGATTAATAACTATATGATGCGTATGTATGTCTTGAATGGAAAGAAGACATTTACGAGTTTAACCTTTCTGCGAAAACCGAATGAAGTGATAGAGAAACTCAAGGAGAAATATTCTCCATCATCACAAAAGAGTATCATAGGAAGTATTCTGGCGATATTGGAGCATCACCCTATCAAATCAAATATGAAAGTGAAAAGTATATATATGGATTATTTAACGGACAACGCAGAAGTATTAGTTGGAGATAAAGGAGCGAAAACGGAAAAGCAAGAAGCAAATTGGCTTACGAAAGAAGATTTGGATAAAGTCAAAGAAGACAAGATGGAAAGTCTAAAAAAGGGAGCATCGTCTATGAAAGCGTATAATGACAAATTAGATTATGCGATATTATCACTCTATATGGATATGCCTCCTCGTAGGGCGAAAGACTATGTCTTAATGAAATATACCACGAAGGAAGAAGAGGATACAGACTTTAATTATTTCAATACGACGACGAATGAGTTTGTCTTTAACAATTTCAAAACGGCGAAATCTCACGGACAAGAAAGAGTGAAGCCACCGAAATCTGTATTATCCGCTCTTGATTTATTCAATAAAGAAGAAGGAGCGTTTGTGATACGTAAAGCAAATGGAAAACCCTTCAATCTCATAAACGATATGACGAAGCGATTGAATAACATCTTTGGAAAAAAGATAAGCGTAGATATGTTGAGGAATATGTATTACTCACATAAATACGGAGAAGTGAAGAAGGAGATAATTCAAGACGCAAAGGATATGGGGACGAGTTTGAATAACGCTATTAATACATACACAAAAGATTAACTATACCTTATAGAACACGATATGCTCTGTCTTCTTCTTTGAATTCCTATAGGTCTTCTTGTATGTGTCGTATTGATGTTTCTTAAATAGATGCTGAATAATAAAAGTATTAGTATGTATAAATAAAGTCTTGAAGTCATCAGTGAATAGA